GTTTAGGTCTCCACGCTCTAAGGTAGTTCCGTACTTCTCTATACCAATCCTTGAACGTTCGTTAAAGCTATCGGTTACTTGTTCTACAATTTTATCTTTCATAAATATTTGATTCTGAGATTTCTAAATAGGCCACCTCTTTCTCTATCTTCTGATTGTTTCTGAAGTAAGTAGTGGCCGGATTTTTATCATTGATTTCCCACTTGGGGTTTACTATGTTTAGATTGAAACTATATATACCATTGGGTGTTGAATTAAAATACATCGGGGTATCTAAATGCTTATTGCATTCTTGTATCATTGCATCGTATTTCTTTTTCTCAATCAGTAGTGCTCCATAGTGTTTCCTTCTGCACTTCAATTCTAATCTGTGTCCCGTCTTAGGACTATAGCAGTCCCATCTTGATATTGGATTATTAGCTTTAACTAAATCAGGGTATATGTTTTCTTTTAGCCAATTAAACAAATCGGTTTCTTTCCAATCTTTCATTTTTTTTGGCTAATTTAAGCATATTTTAAATTTATTATTAAAGCGTAAAGAATAGTATTAAAGCTATAACAAAAAAGTAAATCACAATCATTAAAGCGTTGACTATCTGCTTCTTAATCATTAGCCTCTGTGTTATCAATGGAGAAATTAAACTTCTCATCTGAGACTAGCTTTATGCTATCAACCTTAGTGAATGGGTTCTTAGTTCTAAATTCGTTTAAGGCATCGTATATATTTTCTGCTAAAGTCTCACGTTCGAAGCAGTCTTTTTCATCATTGGTTTCTTTCCAATAAGATATTATATATTTGTTCATATTGTTTTATTTAACGGCATTGACCTAACTGAGGGCTCAATGATTGGTTGGTTGTATTGAATGTTTTCTCTCTCTGTATTTGTGTACAATCATTGATGGTTGTGTATGTTGAGAAATAGTGCATACCTGGACTCTCAACCGTACCTATAACCCCAAAAGTATTTACTTGCACAACTCTATCGCAATTGCAATCAGCAGTAGGCGTGTTGGATGTATCATCCTGACTACAAGACACCATAAAGATGGCCAATGTAGATAATAGTAATTTTTTCATATCTTATTTGTTTTTAAGTTGTTTAAACGCTTCTTCTAATGGTAAAAAATTATTATATCCGTACGAATACATTTCTTTCATATCTTCCTCACTATACTTATTCTTGTCTTGTTCTTGTTGCCATTTAGCACCTGCTTCAAATCCTTGCTTTAATGCTTTGTAATTATTTGTATCGTGCATTTCAAAATAATTGTGTGCGTAATATTCAGCAGATTCTTCAAGTGTTTCCTTCTTTTTTTTACCGCTTGCTTCTGTTTTTATAACTATTCTATATTTCATAATCTTCTGTTTTAAATAAATTTACTTCTTGTTTAACTTCTTCCCAATATTTTCTTTCTTCGTAGGTTTCAAACATTTCGCTTATTGCATTTAATATTTCATCAACTAATATTAATACACAATTTTTAGCCCCATTTACGCAAACCCAACAATGTTCAAATTGATTAATATCCAAAATTATATATTTATCAATTAACTCTTTTGCTTTTTCTTTTGGCGTCATAATCCTTTTTCTTTTTTATAGATTTCTAATAGTTCTTTTGTAGAAAATTTTTCATTTGCCATTTTATCATATCTAATCCAAACTTTGTGCGTTGGATGATAGTTATAATTTATTGAAAATTCTGCAAAACCAATAGCAAAAATATCTTGTTGTTCCTTTTCTTTTTCGAGAAAATTATGTGTCCAGAAAAAATTAACATCAAAGTCACTTGGTGAGCATCCGTGTTCTTTTACATAGCTATTATACCATTCTAAAAATTGTTCTCCTACTGTCTGGTTCATTGTATTTTCCATCTTATTTATTAAATTTTTCGTTATAGTATTGTTCCGCATCTTCATCATAAAAACCATTTGTTATAGCTTCTTGATAAGCATCAATAATCTGTTGCTTTTCTATTTCTTTGGCTTGTTTTATAACATCGTGATTTGTTTGTATAGGATGCTCTCTTAATAACTCTTTTGATAACCATTCTACTGCTGTTTGTTTCATCTTATTTGTTTTTAAATTGTATTAAACCATATAATTTAAGTATGTGTTGAAGTTTACTCATTGACGTACTCATTCCTTCTTGTTTAGGAATTTCTTTATCATACATATCAACCCCTTCTTCTATAATTGATTCTGCATCTGCACAATCAAAACAAAATCCAAATCTTAACTCTTTTTCTCTTTTACAACATTCGCATTGTTTCATATCTTATTTGTTTTTAAAGTTTTTAATTATAATACTAACAACTACCATCGCATCCCCATCCTAAAGAACATTGTATAGAGCAATAACCTGTTGTATTTTCATAATTTTCATTGCATTCCTCACATAAATCAATACCATCTGTACCCCAATTATCTAACTTATCTGTATATTCTTCACAACCTTTACAAAATTTGTTACATATATCTGTTTTAGTTTTACTTTTCATATTTTATTTGTTTTTAAAGTTTGGGTCATAATTCTTAATACCTTTTAAGTACATTTCTTTTAATTGTTCCTTTTCCATTTCTTTGGCTTGATTCCAACACTCAGAATTGTATTTAAAATCTGACTCACTATAAGGTTCTGAAATTAAGTTTTCCTCTAACCATTCTACTGCTGATTGTTTCATCTTAATTGTTTATTTATTATAATACTTTATACCAATAGAATGCTGATGTAACTTGTTTTATCTCTACGGGTAAACCATCCTGATACACATCAAAGTTTGGGGTAATTGCAACACCATTCACTACGGGTACTATCGCACTCATTGTTATCTGTGTGCCTGATTCCACCGATATATTAACATCTTGTCCATCACTATTGTAATGCGCCTGATATAGCCAATACTCAAAAGGCTTACCTTCGTTTGATATTCTAATGGTGTGTTGTGTGTCTTGTTGTATTGCTTGTTGTACTTGCTCAATGTCTGTAGTGCAACTCTGAATACATAACCCAAAGATAAGTAATATTGTTGTTGATATATGTTTATTCATAGTCTTTAAATTCATTTTTTATAAATTCTAATAGGTTGTCCATAGTTTCAAAGACAAATGGTACGGGTCTTACTGTTCCCGAATTTCCAAAATCATTGATGTAAACTAAGAATCCATTTTGTACGGGCTTAATGCTTATTAAGTCTGTACGTTGTTTGTTAGGTTGTGTACACATTATTCTATTGGTTTTAAGTTCATATTTTCCGCACAATATCCTATTTCATTCCAAATTTTCTCTTGGATGATGTCGTCAGTATGCGCTTGGTCAAGTATCTCTTGAGCCTCTTGTTCTGTACATTCAAATCGGGAAAATACATCCTGAGTTTGCCAAAGGTTATCTACATAGTAACCCGCTGATTTTAACACTTGCTTTGCGTTCTCAATATCTAATTGTTTAAGCACCGCACTTATATCTATGTGGTCTTTTATTGTTATTTCATTTGCTTCCATATTATTTGTAACAATTTAAAGTTATTTTTGTTTCATCTGAATAAAATAATTCTAATACGGGTGTAGCCCACGTTGAACCACTAATACCCGCAATTTCTGTATCTTCTTCTAATACCATAACGTATTTACCATTATCCCAAATTGTTTCAGATGTCCAATTCCAATCTTCTTTCATTCCTAAAATTGCTTCTACTAAACCTTTATTTTTATTTTCTTCGATAATTGATTTAGCTTTATCGTAATCATAATATTTCATAATTTTATTTGTTTTTAAGTTAATAAAAAATAGTCTTTCCTATTAGTCAGTCTTATTGTAATTTCAGAGTATGAATAAGGCGTTAAACCTTTCGAGTAGAACCTGAATTAACCAATGGCATTACAACGGCCTACATTGACGACAATCAAGGATTCCTTTAATACTACTCGATTCTAAATTGTTATAAGATGAAACTCTGTATATAGTTTAATCTTTTTTCTTGGATAGCGCTCTTTCAAAGCGTCAAATAATAATTCGTTGTCGTAATCTTCATAGCCATCACGCTCTCGATTAACTATAGGCGTAATAACCTCTATAATATCCTGCTCTTCAAGTTCAGTCTGTAGGTAGAAATCCTCCTCAGAATAACCCGTTGTGTTTACTTTAAATAAGTTCATCATCATCATCTAAAAATTGGTTTAACATTATTTTCATCATTCTTTTCTCCATTTCCTTGGTGACTAAATTAGTGGCCAAGTATAGGATGATTGAGTAGTCAAGTTCCTGATTGATTAGCTCAGCTAATTGGCTTTTCTTATCCATACCTTTAGCGTTAATCATTTTCTCAATAACATTGTTAACTTGTTCGTTTGATTCGTCTATAGTATACGGACAATCTAAGGCCTCCAAACAATGTTTTTTAGTGTGGTCAAATTTAAGGTGTATTTTCATTTCTTTGTTGTTAATAGGTTTCTATCTATGTTTAAATAACTTAACGTGTAATATACTTTGTCCAAGGCTTGAAATTTAGTGTAAGCCGATACAGTGCAAATGTATTTTGTTGCGTAATAAATACGATAAGGTTTAATTGATTCCATAGCTATTTATTTATTAAATTAGTTACTTGTTCCAATGTTTCTTTGCAATACAGTACATCGACCATTGCTTTTTTATAGGTTATCCTTGTACCTCCATATACGCTTTTTTCTGCCGTAATCATTTCATTGGTGTTAAATAAAATAGGGTACTCAGTATCCAATCTTTGATTGTCAATTCCTGATTTTGTTGGACTAATTGTTTTCCATTCTTGTTTTGTTATTGATATAATTTTCATTTTAATAAAGTTTTAATTGTTGTTTTTTATACCAACCTATATAATTTTCATTGGTTAGTTTGTTGCACATTTTTTTTGCTCTATAGTAGCTATTGACTTTTGCTACAAGTTCATTATTTCCTAAATATTCTAAATAAATAAAATACATTTCTTTTCCTTTAAAGGTTGTTGACTATTTTCATAAACAATTGAATAGGCTTTATTCATCTTTTTATTGTCGGCCAAATGAATGCTTTTTATTTTCAATAGCCATTGGTAAAATTTCTCAGTTTCTTCCATAGTTTTAATATTTAATAATTATAGTACAAATATAGTACATTACTTTTACATTACAAACTTAAATTTGTTAAAGTTTTGTTAATTTTTTGACGACCTTTGACTTATATACACATTTATTCCCGCCAAATGGTATTCGCTTTTTAGCCGTTTAATTTCTTTATTAAATTCAGTCAAACTATTAAAGTCTTTTGCGTTTAATTGGTCTATAGTTTCAATTCCGTATTGAGTTTTAATATTAAAGTATTTCATTTTAGTAATTATTTATAAAATTAGTATCTAACACGAGCGTTGTGTTTTCTTGTATTTTCGCATAACTTTTACGGACTTCAAAAAGTGTTTCCCCTTTTTCGTTTTTGTCCCAAAATGGCAATTCGTTTACTTCGATATATTTTCCTTTGTATTTTTTTAATACTTCTTTTGCAGTTAATTTTTTCATTTTTTTAAAGTTTTAGAGTTTAAAATTTGCCCACACAATTATGATAGTGTTTAAAGCCGTTTTAATTGGGGGCTTTTGCCCCCGTTGATATTAAATACAAATTAAATGGCCTGTTTTTAATTCGGTGAAATATGTATTTCTAAATTTTTTAAATTCAATATATATATCTGTTCTTTTCATTGCGTGGTTATTGTAAAAGGTGCCATAAATATTTGCAAAGCCTTTGTTAGTTTCGTCTATTGCGTCAATACTGCATTCAAGCCAATTCCCAAGTTTTCTATTTAAGTTATTATAATATAAATGTTTACTATTATTATCTAATTTTAAGCCAAATGTTGAAAGTATTTCTTTGTAAGTTTCTAATGTTACAAAATTCCAACCTTGTTTAATTAAATCGTTTTTTCTGTTTATAGTTTCTATTTTTGGATTCATTTTATATTGGTTTAATTGGGGGCTTTTGCCCCCGTTGATATTATTTTACTATTGCGTTAATTTCTTTTAGTGTTATAGTATGGCACCCTATTTTTATAAGTTTTTTACTAACCTCGCTAATAGTGTAACTTAAAAAAGTTTCCCCCGCTTTTACTTTGTTGTTAATTAAATTATTGTAGAAACGTAAACCAACGGCCAAAGGTATTTTAACCCCTTGCGAGGTTTGAAAGTTTTCGCTATCTTTTCGCAAATAGTCGAACCCGTCACGGGTGTAAAGTGTTTGCGATTCAAATTTGCGCCACTTTGAAAGGGCTATTTTATGCGCCTTTGCTTTTTCTTTTTCAATGCGTTTTTTGTCGGCCTCGATTAACTTTTGTTTGGTTTCCAAATAGCTTTTTACCTCGTCCTTATCCGTAATGGATAGCAATAATTCCAACGGCTTAAATATATCTATTCCGAAATAGTTAGTGTATTTAGTGGCTTTATCTTTGATTTGGTTTAATTGGTTTAAGTATATTTCAGGTTTACGGGCGTTAGATAGTTTTTTTAGTATTTCCTCGGCTTGGTCAAACCAATATTTAAAATTCTGTTCGTGCGTCCCTATTGGGTTATAACAAAAGATTCTGTTTTTGTGGCTTGTGGCGTTGTATACGTGGTTTATATGCTTGGCGGTTGTATTGCTATAGCTTCTTTCAGTAAATAAAAGCGTATAATTATCCACAAATTTAGCGATACAAAAATGATTTCCATAACTATAAATTTTTTCATTGATAAAGTAGAAATTTCGTCCTTGTGTGGTTGCTTCTGTTTGCAATTGATTAGCGAATAAATGCGCTACATTTTGAGGGGTATGTATTTTTTTCATTTTATTAAAGATTTATTCTGATTATTTGAATTAATATATATAAGGTTACTATAATACAAAAAATGTATTGGGGCTTTTTGTGTTGTAAAAAATATTTCATTACAATTTTATTGATAAGTTAAAAAATGATTTTGCAAGCATTGGCCAATAGTTATTTAAAAAGTTTTCTTTTTGCATTTCGGTTACTAAATTAAAGGCACCGTATTTTTTGGCGTTTTCTAAAATTTCGTAATTCATATAAGGCACACTTAAACAATTGGGCAAGCCTTGAAGCCACTCACAAAACAAAGTCTCAGCGCCCAAATGTTTGTTATTAGCGTGCAAATATTCATCTTTAAAAATATTGTAAACGCTTTGCACTTTATCAAAATTATTAAGCTTATCAAATTTGATATGTTTTTGAGGGCTTTGTAGCTCGTACCCGTCCAAATTGATATTATTTAAAATTGTATTTTCCCAAAAATTTAAAGTTGTTTTCATTTTATATTGGTTTAATTGGGGGCTTTTGCCCCCGTTAATATTATTTTATTAGTTCATTAAATAAAGCTTTTGCAATGGCCTTTTTTTCGTCCTGTACTGAATTTTTTTCGTCCCTTACTTTGGATTTTATTTTTAGTATCCAAGCCCCCGCAAATGTGTTACATTCATTTGAATAGCAACCCCACGTTAAAACGTGCGCCCCGTCTTTTTTTACATAAAATAAAATTTGTACCGGATAGCTTTTATTGGTTACCTCCATTATATTAAATTCATACGATACTATAAAGCCCTCCAACGTTGTAAAGCTTTGGCCGTCTGAATCAATAAAAGTCAATTTGTTTAATGAATTTAAAAAGTTTTGAGTTTCTGAAATTGTTTTCATAATGTTTGATTATTTAAGTGAGTTTTTGAATGATTTTAAAATAATGTTTAAAGTATAATTAAGGTGTTTTTTGCAATACTCATCAGCCATTAAAGAAGCCTTATTAATATTATAACGCTCTTTGCCGTCTATAAACGAATAGCTTTTTATATTGGCCTCAATAGTAACAAATTGATTTTTTACTTTAATAGGTTTAATTACTACATAACGCGGGAATGTTCCACCCGAATAAGTCAAAGGAATATTTTCCGATAGCTCTACCGATTCAATCATTGAGTTAATTAAGTCAATCTTTTTTAACAATGTTTTCATAATGTATTGATTTTTAGTTACTTAAGTTAAAATAGGGCTTTTTACCCGTTCAATTCTTTGACAATATTAGTACATTTCTTTTATATTACAAAATAAAAAGATACTTTTTTTTCATTTTATGCAAAGTTTTTTTGAAAGTCCTTTGTTTATGCGGGTTCCCCAATGTTAAATTTTTGTAGTTTTTGAGGGTGAAAAACAATAGGCGGGGGATAAAGCCCCCCTTAATAGTGTGTTAACCCCTATAAAATAAGGGATTTTGGGGGAAAGTTTAGCCCAAATGCGGGGCAATTGTTGAGAGCTTGCGGGCTATTGTGTAGCGAGAGTGCAAAGCGTCACCCGTTGGGGGCGGTATAGCGTACAAGCAAGACGGCCACGCCCAACAAAGACGGCCACGTTGCCCACGTGTGGCACCCCCACCAAAACGCCAAAAAATCCGACCCGCTTTTTTTGAAATGCACCCCCACCCCCTAAAATAAATATCGTTTCCGTTTCGGCCACGCTCACGTAAAATGGGTATAGTATCCAAACAATCTTATTATCTCATAAATTCTTATATTTGTACCTTAAACCACATATAATATGAAAAGAGGATTAGATTTAAAGAACAGTATTTACGGTCAGACTGCCTATGATGGGTTGACTGTGAGAAACGGTAGGTTGATTAACAACCGTCCTGATGGACAAACGGGTATTGCACAGGCTGCTCAGATTAAGAGGTCAGCTAAAGTTGCTGAGAAGATTTCAATTGTTGCAAGAGGTACTGCAATGGGAGAGTCTATGTCGGAAATGGGTATATGTTCTGATTGCGATTAGTCATTAATTGATTATTGAAAAAGCGAGATTCTTTTAGTTTCTCGCTTTTTTTATTTCTTATGTCAAAAACTGACATTTTTATGTCGATTTTTATGTCGATTTTAATTTTGTAACTAACTGATTATTAGTCTTTTATTTTCTTTATGTCGGAAATGTCGAAAAAAAAAATGAAATACAGTGAGAAATAAACTATATATAAGAGAAAATATATATATATATATAGGAAAAAAGAAAACTGACATACGTAATAATCCTCGGAATGATGTTATATAATATTCTGAAGATGTATAAACTTTTTTATTTTTAGTGTAGGTATTAAGAATTTTATGTACTATATTTGCACATATCAATTTTAAATACAATCAAATGACACAAAATCAAGGTTATTCTCCAAAAGATTTACATTTTGAGGATAAAGGAAGAAAGAAATTAGCTAACGGGGTAGCTAAAATGGCTAAGTCTGTAAAAAGTACTTTAGGTCCAGGAGGTAATACTGTACTTATTGAGAGTCCAAATCACACTCACGGAATTACTGTGACTAAGGATGGTGTAACTGTTGCTAAGAGTATTGACTTGTTTGACCCTGTAGAGAACTTGGCTGTTAAGATGATGAAGGAAGCTGCTGAAAGAACGGCTACTAATGCAGGAGATGGAACGACCACTGCAATTGTTTTGACTGAGGCTTTAGTATTGGGTGGATTAAACCAAATCAAAGATACTCATAACAGAACGGAGGTTCTTAGAGCATTGGTGGAGATGAGCGATAAGGTTGTGGACAACCTAAGACGTAAGAGTAAGAGACTTTCATCTTCAATGCTTATTGACGTTGCTAGTATATCTGCTAATAACGATAGAGAGATTGGGAAGATAATCTCTGAGGTTTACAAAAATGTTGGTAAGACAGGTATTGTAACTGTAGAGAGAAGCCAAAACGATGAGACGTATGCTGAGACTACTTTAGGTTTGAAATTTGACAGAGGTTATTTAAGCTCGATGTTTATCAATGACCAAAAGAAAGACGAGTGTGTTCTTGATGATGTTATGGTGTTGGTTGCTGATATGGAGATTGCGAATATTTTGCAGATTGAGAACGTATTGAAACCAATTATCACAGAAGGTAAAAAGCTTTTGATTATCTCTCCGTGTAATGCTAACGTTGTAAATACTTTGGCTGCTAATAGCGTGAAGGGGAATTTAAAAGTATGTGCTGTTGCTCCTCCTAGTTTTGGATACAAGCAACACGAGCTTATGCACGATATTGCTATCAGCGTAGGTGCTACTTACTTCAGTGAGAAAACAGGGGATGATTTAAGTATCATTAACTTCGGAGATTTAGGACACGCCTCTAAGGTGATTATAAGTAAAGATAAAACTGTTATCATTAAGTCAGACGTTCGTTCTGATGAGTCTGTGATAAAAGAAAGGGTAGACCAATTATGGGACGCTCATAAAAATGCGACTAAGAAAGTGGACAAGGATTTCTTGTTAGAGCGTATTGCATCGCTAACAGGTGGAATTGGTGTTATCTACGTAGGTGGACAAACAGACTTAGAGCAGAAAGAGTTATACGATAGAGTTGATGATGCTGTTTGCGCAGTTCGTTCAGCGCTTGAGGAAGGTATCTTACCAGGTGCAGGTAAAGCTTTACTTGAAGAAAGTGCTTTACTATCCGTTTGCGAGAAAGTGAACGATGTTTGTGATGGTACAAGTGAAGAGAGAAATGTAGCAGCTAGCGTATTGAGCGAAGCTCTTATGGCTCCGTTCTTACAGATACTTTCAAATGCAGGACTGAAAGCTAAGGATATTTATCCTGATGGTATTGAGGCAGGTCAAGGTTACAACTTAAAAACAGGCCAAATGGGCGACTTAATTAAGATGGGTGTCATAGACCCCTTAAAGGTAACTAGAAGTGCGCTACAAAACGCTGTGAGCGTTGCTGTGACGATATTGAGTACGAATGCTATAATCACAATGGCTCGTAGTTATGAGCAAACTGAAGAGGTTTTGTAAATTCACTATAATTTGGATAGCGTGTAACCTATCGATTCCTTTTTGGACGATAGGTCACGTTCATCTAAGTTTAAACATATACGAAGACCTTACAGAGATAATTGCTTCTATGGGTATGAACATAATTGTAGGAGTTGGATTTTGGTTAAATTGGAAAGACGAATCAAAAGATTATGATAAGAGGAATTGATTTTATTACATTAGAGATTTACGGTTTGATGCAAAGCTATGATGCTTCTATTGAAGAGTGTCAGTTGTTGGTCAATGCTGTTGTACATCTTAACAGATATGAGGTTAAAGTTTTACGACACAGACAAGACTCAGGATTTATTGATATTGCATTGTATCCAAAGAATGGAGATAAACGTAAATTTATAAAACTTTTAAAAGAGGATGGATTTGTTGACTAAAATATTAGATATGTACCCTGAAGATGGGTATATAAAAGCGGACGGTTTCGATGCTGCTATTGTTGGTGTAAGCAGCACCGGCTGTCTCGTTTATTCTACAGACACAATAATTGAGATTCTAATGTCGAGAAACAATTGGACTAATCAGGATGCCTCTGATTATTTCTTCTACAATATTGAAGGGTCATACTTCGGAGAAAGAACACCAATATTTATAAACTTAATAAACGATTAAATAAACAATTAAAATTTAAATACAAATGGGATTAAAACCAATCGGAAAAAATATTATTGTCAAAACAATTGACGAGGAAGTAAGAACAGACTCAGGCTTGGTGTTATCAGGCGAAGATGTGAAAGGAATGCGTTACAGAAAGGCTGTCGTAATATCATCAGGTACAGAGGTGGATTATATCAAAGCGGATGATGTTATCTATTACGACAAGTCTCACGGATTTACGATGCTAATAGAGGATAAACCTCACACTATTATTCAGGAGCGTGATGTCGTTGTTGTTTTATAATAGCATTCATTTCTAATATCATAGCACGGTATCTTTTATCAGTGTATGATACATTTCTAGCAAACATTCTATTCTGAGAATTACTAACGGGGATTTCTTCCCCGTTTAGTTTGTTATAAACTAACCGAACCATTGTCTTAGCTTTTGATGACAATTGGTACAAAGCTTTTCGGTTACCCATTCTTTGTCTAAATACTTCTATCCAACCTGCTTTTCGCAACTTCTCAAAGCGCTGTTTATCCCAACCAAGTATAGTATCAAACTCAAGGAACTTATCCCTGTCAAAGTACGATTCGGAGTAAAGAAAAAATATAATATCAAGGTCTGATTGAGTTAGGCCATATTTGATTTTTACGTATTGGCGTATTACTCTCCAATATTTCAAGTAGTTATCTGTATTTGATTTCATTTAAAAAAATTTTATTACATTTGCTACAAAGTTATTAATTAAAAAAACAATAAAGAAATGAGAGGACTTAAAATTACTAAGCAAGTATTAAAAAGACCTGACACTCCGTTAGCTCCAACCCCTAAACCTGCACCGGCTAAAAAGCCTGTTGCTAAAACTAAAGTAGTTAAGAAAGTGGATAATAATGGTGGCTATGCTACAGGAGTTGTTATTTCAAGAAAAGACGAGCTTGCTCATCCTGAAGATTTCAAATATTTGAAAAAAAATAAATAGTTATGGCTATCAATAGAAAAGATATTCCTTTAGCTGCTACACCAACTCCAAGAGTTGTTCAAGATACAATTAAGCCAAAGAAAAGCTGGGCTGAAATGACATTGGCTGAGAAAGGAGCTAAAAAGAAAGAGCTTATAGCAAGTGGTGGTGCTAAAAGATTTATGCAGTACAAAGACTCTGTTAGAGTCGCTACCGAAAAAAAAATTGAAGACCAATTTGCAAAAAATGCTGCAACAAGAGGAATGTCTGTAGAACAATTAAGAAGCGCTAACAAAAAAGCTGATGTTCCTGCTTGCGATACTAGTGACCCTAATTTTAAATCAGGTAAATGTGGTATATCTAAGGCCGGAGCAAAACAATCTAAAAAAGATTGGAGTAAAAAATAAATAATTATGGCTGATACTAAGAAAAAATCGGAAGTTAGAGAGTCTAAGCCTTTGGCAGAAAGCCCAAAGTATGATATGGACCCTAAGACATTAGCTGAAAGTTTAAAAAAGATTCAATCAGACTCTAATGAAAGAAGAGCTGCGGCTTATGCTGCTAGAGAATCTGCTAGAAATAAGAGAAGAAGTACAATGGATTCAAAAGGAAAACAGAGTGGTGGTAGTCTTCAAGGACTTAATACTTCTTTGGGTGGTAAAATAGTAAGATAAATATAAAAAACAATGAAAAAAGTAACTAAAAAAACGGCTTACGACATTAAAGAAGCAAGTAATCCAAACTTAAAAGCAAGTGCTAGAAAGAACTATGCTAAAAATGCCCAAGCGGCAATGAAAAACCAAAAAAAGAAATAATTATGAAAGACACTCCAAACTTACCGGCTTCATCAAGATTGATGGCTCCAAAAGGTGCAAAGAAAACTGTCGCTAAAGCTGCTGTAAAAGGAGCTGTTAAAGGCGCTGCAAAAGGAGCTGCAAAAGTTGCAGCAAAAGCTATTGTTAAATCAGTAATTAAAAAGAAATAATGGCTAAAGTAAAAGACACTCCGAACTTACCAGGTTCATCTCGTATGCAGATGCCTAGCTCAAGTGGTAGCACTCCAAGAAAAATGGGAGGAAGCAAAACTGTAACTAATAAAGTTATGGCTGCTGCAAAAAAAGGTGGAATAAAAGGTAAAAACGCTTATTGCTAATCTTTAAATAAAATCAAAATGGGCAAGAAAGAAACAAAAAACGGATTAGTAGAGAAAACAGTTGAGACTGTAGAGGTTGCTAAGCCAAAACAAGAAGCGCCTGTAGTAATCGAGGTTGCTTCAGAAGAAAGCGCTCCGGGTCACGCAACAAGAGCTTTCCGTGGATAAGTCAAAAATGAAATGTAACCATCCTGTTCCCTCAAATAGAGCGGGGAAGAAGATGATGGTAAAAGCCTGCTCCAATGGGGAAGAAAAACTTCTCCATTTTGGGGCCAAGGGTTATGGTAATAACTATAGTCCTGCTGCTCGTAGAAGTTTTAAGGCAAGACATAGTTGCGATACAGCAAATGATAAACTAACCCCAAGATATTGGGCGTGTAAAAAATTATGGGCAGGACCGGGAGGTTCTACTACTCCTAACCCAAAAAACAGAAAGGGGAAATACTAATGAAAGAGTTAATTAAAAGAAAAGACGGGTCAGTATCTCAAAGAGGTCTTTGGGATAATATTAGAGACGCAAAAGGGTCAGGTAAAAAGCCTACCAAGAAAATGATTACTCAAGAAAAGATAATAAGTAAGGCTGCTAAATACGAATCTAAAAAGTCGTTGAGTGGTCCTATGAAGTTTTTAAAAGGAAACGTTAAACCTACCGCTAAAAAGAAGTAGTATGGCTACTCAAAAGTTTATGGGTAGAGGTAAGTTATTAGAAAGACTTACAGCTCAGGTAGGTGATAAGAAATTAGCAGTAGGAATACTGAAAGATAGAGGTCATTTAAAAGCAGATGGAAAAACTTATACCAAAGAGGGTATGAAGAGGAATTTAATGACTGCAGAAGAAAGAGCAAAAGACAGGGCATCTAAAAAAACAGGTCGTCCGGTTGATGATTTTAAATACAACCCAACAACAAATTCAGTAAAAAATTTTTAATATCTTTACACAATGAAAAGCAAAGGATTAGGAGATACAATTGAGAAAATAACTGCAGCTACAGGAATAAAAAAAGCTGTCGAGTTTGTAACAGAAGCAATGGGGATTAAAGACTGCGGCTGTAACGGAAGACAAAACAATTTGAACAATCCCAATTTAATAATAAACAAAACATTTTATAAAATAAACCCAAAATAAAAATTATGTCAGTATTTAAAACAACATTTACACGAGTAAATAGAGCGCATCCTTCTGATAATGCAAATCTTGCTTATCCAGGGGCTTTAAATTCAACAGGTACTAATACTACAGCTACAGCTTTTAAATTAATAAATTCTGCTGCAAGCTTTATAACTAACCCTGTTTATCCGGGAGATATAGTTCATAATGATACAGCAGGTACTTCTGCTACTGTTGTTTCTGTAGACAGCGCAACTCAGATTACTTTAAATGCTGATATTTTTACATCAACAGCACAAGCATATACTTTATATTCTTCATCTTCTCAATCAGGTATTAGTAATACAGGTTGTTTTTTATATGTAGGGGGAACAGGAAATGTTTCTGTTATTACAATAGGAGGGGACCAAATTACTTTTAGCGGAGTGCCTGCGGGAACTACTCTACCTATTCAAGTTTTAAAACTTAGAGCAACAGGGACAACTGCAACGCTTGTAAACGCTCTTTGGTAAGATGGCAAAACAGACTAACACATCGGTATTTAAAGCAAATCCAAAGGTAAAACGAAAGGGTGTTCACGCTAAGACTAAGACAAGTACGTCTAAGTCTAGCAAGAACTATGTTAAACCATACAAAGGACAAGGAAAATAATGAAATACGTTAACTATATATTTTCGTCATTAATACTCCTATTTGTTCCCATATATGGAATACTTATTGCTGTAGGAGCTGCAATCTTTCTTGATACATTCACAGGTGTATTTAAAAGCGTAAAGCTAAATGGTTGGAAGAGTGTTAGAAGTAGAAGATTATCTCAGATTGTATCAAAAATGTTGCTATACGAAATTTGCGTTGTATTATTATTCGTTATTGATAAATTTATTTTAAATGAGTTTATTTTTAAATGGCTAAGTATAAACTATATGTTTACTAAAATATGTGCTATTCTTTTAATTTTTATTGAATTGGTTTCGATAAAAGAAAATATAGAAGAGGCTTATAGTATAAAGATTTGGAGTTTACTTAAAAAAGCATTTCTAAGAGCAAAAGAAGTTAAAGAAGACATAAATGAAATCACTAAATAACAAAGGTTATAAGTTAATAACAGATTTTGAAGGATTATCACTAGAGCCATATTTATGTAGCGCAAAACGCCCTACCATTGGATATGGAAATACTTACTACAGTGACGGTACTAAGGTTACTTTACAAGATAAGCCTATAAGTATAGATGATGCTTTTGAGTTATTTAAAGATGTAGCTGATGATTTTGCTAAACACGTTTCAAAAAAAGTAACATCTAATGTAAATCAAAATCAATTTAACTCCTTAGTGTCTTTTTGTTATAACGTTGGTAAGGCTAACTTTAATAATTCTACGCTTTTAAAACTAGTTAATAACAATCCAAACGATGCTAATATAGCTAAAGAGTTTCTTAAATGGAATAAATCAGGAGGTAAAGTTTTAAACGGATTGACTAAAAGAAGAATATCAGAATCAGCTAATTATTTTATAAAAATATGAGATATATAACATTATTTTTTTGTTTATTTCTAATTAGTTGCGGAGCGAGAAAGGTAAACGTAGATAAAATAGACTCTGTTGTAAAAACAGATAGTACATCTGTAACTAAAAAAGAGACTATATCTGCACAAGACAATCACGTTAGTATTGTAACGGATACAGATGAGTTTGAGGTGTGTCCATTGTCGGACTCAATACCTATGGTTGTAAACGGAATAACGTACAAAAACGCCAAGATTAGATATAAAAAAACAAAAAAGGTATTCGTAGATACCACAAAAATAAAAGTGTCTGAAAAGGTCTTAATTAAAGCCAACGTTAAAAAGAATACTTCAGTTAAAGCATTTAAGAAAGATGTAGATAAAAAAGAAAGTCATTTAGCTTATTGGTTGTGGCTTTGGATATTGATATTAGCAATATTGATTTTTTACTTCAGGAATAAGTTATTTAAAATATTACCTTAAAAATTATTACATTTGTATCATAACAATTAAATCAAATAAAAATGGAAAACACAATTCAAACAGTAACACAAGAAGAGCTTACTAAAATCAACGAATTAAACTCAGAGTTCAATAAGGCAAAAATGGCTATTGGAGATGTTGAGTTGCAGAAACAACAGATTTTAAAACATATTGAATTATTGAAAACAGAATTTTCTACACAAGAAAAAACTTTAATTGAGAAGTACGGTGCAGACGCTGTTATCAATATTCAAACAGGAGAGATAACGCATAAAACAGAATAATTATGACACCGGGAAAATTTATCGGAACATTGTTCCAATCAAGAGATGCAATGCATATTGCTCATCTTCAAACAACAAGTTATGCTGAGCATAAAGCTTTAAACGCTTATTATGATGGAATCCTTGACTTAACTGATACTTTCACTGAAGCTTACTTTGGTAGAAATAAAAGAGTTGAGATAGTTATTCCCGAATCTAAAAATGTAGAAGCTGTATCTCATTTAAAAGAATTACGTTCAATTGTAGATACAGAGAGAACAAATTACAGCTCTGAGTTGCAAAACATTATGGACGAAATCCTTTCTTTATTGGATAAGACTTTATATTTATTAACTTTAAACTAGTAGATTGTGGCTAAAATAAGTACATACCCTCAACCAAATCCACCTTCATTGACTGATTTCCTTTTAGGAACAGATACAAGTGATTCTGATAATACAAAAAACTTTGAGATAGCAGATGTTCTTGCTTTGTTAGGTAGTACATTTCTTACTTTTGCTGATAATGCTGCTGCTATAACAGGTGGTTTAGCTGTTGGTACATTATACAAAACGGCAACAGGAGAAGTTAGAATCGTAGTTTAATAAAAAAATAATACAATGTCAAAAATAGCTACCTATGCTTTGGCCGACACGCCATTGCAGTTAAGCGATAGGTTGATAGGTACGGAAGCACCAAGACCTGTTCCTTCACGAACACCGCTTGCCACTAAAAACTTTTCGTTAGGGGAGCTATTACAATTATTTTCTGCTAACTTCCCTGCAGCAACATTACAAGCTGTATTGAATGCAGGAAATACCGCAACTCAAAATATTACATTAACAGGTACTATTGATGCTACATTGATAAAACCTGATAATATTGAGGATACAAGCGGAAGTCAAGGACTTACTTTTCAGTTTCTTAGTAAAGGAGCCACAAGTATTAATTGGGTTGATTTACCTGTAAGTAATCTTCAATCAGTTCTTGATGCAGGTAATACTGCAACTCAAAATATTACTATTGTTGGGAATATTACCTCAACAAAAATAATTCCGGGTAACATTCAAGATGATACTGCGGGAATTGGTACCACAGGTCAGATTCTTTCTAAGACTGCATCGGGGATAAGATGGATAAATAGTCCTACTTCAACAACTCCTACATTAGGGGATGTTGTGTCTGTAGGAGATACTGCTAATCAAGACATTTATATAAATGGACTTAGAATAGGAAGAGGTGCAGGTAATTCTTTATATAACACTGCTATTGGAGCAACTGTTTTAGCAAATAATACTAGTGGAAATTATAACACATCAATAGGAGCTCAATCTTTAAGAGATAATATTGGTGGTAATTATAATACAGCAAATGGTTACGCTTCATTAAGAAATAATTTATCAGGAAACTATAATGTAGCAGTTGGTCTTTTATCAAGTCCAATAAGTACAACAGGAGCGTCTAATACATCAATCGGAACTTATTCATTGTATCGAAATCTTGTTGGTAGTTTTAACACTGCTGTAGGATATAGAGTATTAGAAAATAATGTAGCTGATAAAAATACAGCTATAGGTGCTGAAACAATGAACTCAAATACATCAGGTACATTTAATACCGCTGTAGGCCAAGAAGCATTAAGAGCAAACACTACAGGAAACTATAATGTAGCAATTGGTAATTTTTCATTATTAAACTCTTTATCAAATTACGTTTCAGCTTTAGGTAGGGACGCAGGTAGATATTCTTCAGCAGGTAATCTAAATACAGCTACAGAAAGTATATTTATAGGTTATAGTTCAAAATCTCTCAACACATCTTCGACTAATGAAATTGTTATTGGCGCAAATGCTGTTGGGGAAG